AAAGCGGCACGCTGGGCTATCACCCAAACCCAGCGTGCCTTGTAGGAGCCCGATACTATGGCCGCCTCGGTGCCGGGCGACGATCATAAGGAGATGCGATGCCGTCCCCTGATTAGACCATAGTGCGTTATTCAATTGTTGTCTATGCACGCAAGCAAAAAAGTGTTGCATATGCAATGCTTTTTTAACGCTTTTTGCCGAGCCACCCCACAAATGACCCGAAGATCCGGCACAGCCAGTCCAGCAGGACTGTCTTACTGGCCTGGCGACACCGTCTGTACTCCAGCAAAATCGTCAAAAACTTGCTGAAGTGCTGCCGCTGCTTTTCGCCCCTTCTCATCTCTGCGACGCTCTGCGCCCGGAGTTCCGTCGGGAACTGCAATACTGCGGCTTCCGTGCTGCACGTGCATTCAGGCACAGCAGTCTCCGCAGATGCTGTTCTTGTTAAAACCTCTGGCGTGATATGGTACCGTTGCTTTAATGTTTCCTGCCCCCAGCATGGCTGCTGCGGAGTCGGCACAAGGGGCAGAGTGTCCAGGACATTCCCTTCGGTATAGAACCGATAAGCTACCTCACCCAGCGCCTGCATATTCAGCAGGTAAACTTGAGCCACACCAAACGAACGGCCAATGACCGCTAAACCTCGGTGCAGTGCACGGCTGACAACAGAGTGGTCGCGGATAATCAGCATGGATATTTCCCGTACCGACAAGAACTCTCCAAAGTACAGATACAGGTACACGACCTGCACCTCTGTCAGGCAGGACAATACCACACGCAAAATATCCGGCTGGCTCATGTCCAATGTCAGAACGGAGGATGTAGACAATGGCGCACCCGCTACCTCCCGGCAGCGCACAGTTTCCTGTAAAGTCTTTTTAGCCCGGTGCAGAGTCCTTGAAACGGTACTGCTATCTACGCCAAGCCTATCACTGATCTTCTCCATTGTCAGCCCATCTGACCACAATTTAAACATCTCCCACTGCCGTTCGCTCATCAGGTCTTTCCCCTCAGCAACGGCCGCTTTCATGACGCTGCGGGCGTCAACATCACTCTCATCCTCCTGCTCCCCTTGCGCCCAGTTCAGAAATTGCTGACGATCTGCGGAGAACTCCGAATGCGACTGACCGGGGCGTCTGCCAATACGTTTTCCCGGCGTCAGTGCCCTCAGCTTGGCATTCACATCCAGCAATTCTTCCTTCACCATGCACAAGGCTATGGCGTCGCTGCCATCCAGTTCCAGCGCCTTCTTTTTAGCAGACAGTTCCTTCCGGCGGGCCTTCAGTTCATCAACGGTCATTTATCTTTCCCGCCTTCCACCCCACCGCTGCGTTTTCGGAGAAGCGTGGGACATCGTAGTAACCAGACAGCAGCCGGGATGTGTCCCGGAGCTGGGCAAGGACAACTTGATACTCCTGGATCTCATTCGGCGGCGCGCCTTCTTCCTTCAGCTGCTTGATCTTCAGCTTGATTTTTACGGCTGCCATCCGATATTCCAGGGCCATCTCCGCCATTGTGCTCAAAAAATACACCCCCTCATGTGCCTAAAACCACTACCAAAAGTTGTTTTGAAACCGGAACAGAAATTGGTAGTGATTTCGACTGTTTTGACCGTCCCCATCCAGGGGCCGCAGATTTAGGTAGTAGTTTTGCATAGTCCCACCGTCTGAGTGTCTGGTATGGGGTCAGTTTTGGCAGTCTGATTTTGAGAATGTCCGTGTGTGCTGGCGATGGCTCCAGTAAGCCGTCTTGGCGATTTTCTCGGCTGCCCGGTTGACGGTGCGGGAGACTGTTGATCGGTTGATGCCATATCGGAGCGCGATCTGCCCCATGGTCTGGCCTGTGTATAACCATGCCTCAAGGAGCTCCTTCTGCCGCATGGTCAAACCCACGAGGTGCTTCGTAGCCTCGTAGTCTGCCTTGAGATACGCTTTGTTCACCATCTTGATTCCCCTCACCTCCGGCGCTTATTGGCCATCCTACGCAGATACCGCGTCCGATGGGCCGTGATATATCCCCTCATATCTTCTCGCTCCTGCTGCGATGGGAGGTTGCTCTGCTCCGCGGCTTTGGCCGCCTGATATTCCGCCCACTTGGAGCAGACTGCCGTATTGTGACAGCCCGCCTGACGATCTGGGCAGCCCTTACATGGAGGTTGAGCCATCCCGTTTTGCCTCCAATGCCGCTTCGGCTTCCTCGCGGGTGAGAAATACGGTCTTGCCGATTTGCTCTATATGCTCTTGCCGGCACTTGCGCTCATAGATACACAGCTCGCCCTTGTCGCAGAAACTGCAACAGCCCTCTCCGTCAACAGAGACAGGGCAGATCAGGTCGCAGTCAGGACCGGCATCCCACGTCAGTTCGAATACTGTTTTTGCAGGCAGCACCACCAGCCGACCGTCTCTGTCGGCCTCGGCCAGCTCGCGCAGGCGGTCAAGACCGCCGCACTCATCGGCAAGAGCACGGCATTCCTCGCTGTATTTCGTTAATCTATCCATCAATTGCCTCCTTGTTTTTTCGCGCCGAAATAGTGCTTCCGCCGTGACCGGCGAAAGGCACCATTTCGGCGCTCGTCTGTTGGGTATACATAGTAGACAGACCGTGCGCCGGGTCTGACAGCTGAAAGCCTTGTGCGGCAATGGGAAGACCCAACAGACAACAGATGCGATATCAGCAGCAGATTCGTGGCTAAAATGCATGGTCATCTGTTGGGTGTCTTCACCCTAAAAAAGTTGCAGATTCAGCAGAAGCCGGAACATTTTTTTACCGTAGGGCTTTATAGCTAAGGTGAAAAACTGCGGCCATATCAACCTAAAAACGCTGTCCTTTCAAAGGTTCTCGTCTTTTTCAGCATATCAGATTTTTAAGCGTCAAAACCGGTGCAAAATCCGATATCAAGAACCAGACGAAAATGCGATATATTTGGTCGGAAGCTGCCTCGGCTCAAAGCGCCACTTTTTGGCGTCATCGCCAATTTTCTGATAAAGCCGTGCCACGGCCAGCATAGGGGTATCTTCGCTAATGTCGAACTGAAATTCCTTCCGGGAGCAGTTCCAGATGCCCCACTTGGCACCCGGTACGCCGCGCTGATATGTCTCACGCCTCATGGTGTATCTCCTTCGCTCCCTCAGTAGCTTCCCTCTCCGGCAATGGCATCCAGTTGTGCTCATGCCCGCACCCCAGGCAGGCGAGGCTCCCAATCTCGACTTTCAACCGGCGCAGCGCATTTACGAGTTCTTGATCTCTCATTTGTCTCCGCCGCCTTCCAATTCTCCGCCACATGCAGCGTACCCTGCAAGATCCACCCAGTTGTCCGCCTTGCCATGGCCGGTGGCGATCCGCGCGATTTTGAACAGGCCCATCATGGCGGCCACGTCCGTTGGCAGGATGCAGCAATCCGCATCAGGAGCAATGCATTTCTTCCGCAGATAACTGGCCCAGAGTTCTCCAATCAATTCGAAATTGTTCTCCGGGCTTCCGTAATCCTGCTCGCGGTCACCACAGACGCAGATCTTCGCGCACTTCAAAATTTCCTCTCGATTCATAGCTTAGCTCCTATTTCTTCCGGTTGTAGGTGACCGGTTTGATTTCCGGATAGCGCCGCTCAAACGGATCCATGGGCTGGCGGTTTTTGTACACATCAGCCAGCCGCCGGTCCAAATGTACCTGCAGCACATCGGCGTCCGGATTTTTGTGATTCATGGCACCCAGAAAATGTTTGTAATTTTCACGCCACAGGAGATCTAATTTTACGAGTCGGTCATAGCCCCAGCCAAATTCCTCGTGCAACGTAATTTGCAGGGTCTCCGCCATCAGCTCACAGGTGACCCGCTGGGCATCGTCGATCATTTTTTGCTGGATCGCAGCCTGCTTGGCGAGAAATCCAGATTGCTTACTCATGACTTTTCTCCTTCAGCTTTTCCCGGAAGTAGAGGTTCTCAATGGCGTAGCGCTCCTCAAACGGGCGGATGTTCTCGCCGCAGGCCGCTCGCAGTGCCCGATCCATCTTCTCCTTGGTGTAGACGATTTCCGGATCGTCGACGGCATCATCAACGCACATCTGCGCGTAAGCCATGAAGGTATCCAGGAACGCAGATTCAAAACGAGCGGTCATTTTGGGGCCGAAGTGAAACTCGTTGTGCAGTGCGATCAAGGCTACATCCAAGCACTGCTGCACCGTGAAGCCCTTGATCACATGATTGTCATGCTGAAGCTGCTGGATAGCTTTCTGGGCCTGCAGCAGCTGAACGTAAGTATTAGGTTTCGACATTTTTGATTGACCTCCCCCAGCCCTCCAGCAGCGCCCCCATTGCGCCGGCATCCAGATCTGTGAACTCGTCCTCGTCAACGCCGGCGATCAGAATCGGGCCGACAAAATCCACTCCGAAGATCCGGCAGTTGTGGGGAAGCCCCTGCAGGCGCCCCTCTTCGTTGCAAATGATCACCGCGTCCGTGGCGATGGTCACCGTCTCAATGTAGCCGCCGACGGTGGCCTGCAGTTCTTCCAGCGTGTTGGGGATGTCCCGCGGCTCCGGCGCGCAGCCGGGCGCTTTATAAATCACTTTCATGCTGATTCTCCTTTTTAGTCTCTCATTAGAACCCGTTCCATACCTGTCGGCCGCAGTATTCGAAGCACTCAGCGTCGTTGCAATCTGCGGGCGTCAGATCCTCAATCCGTTTCCGGCTCCGAGAGATAAACAGGTCGGAATCCATGGGCGGCTTCGGGTTCTTATCCCGCAGAAGATGATCCACACCGACTACCGCTTGATAGGTCTCCGGCTCGTGTTCCCGGATGTACTGGTAAAAGAAATTCTTGTGGAATGGGCAGAAGGCGCAGGCACTTGCCTTAGTGTCCATCCCCCATTCCTCCAGGATGTATTTGTAGTTGTCCGCCCTGGTAAGCCCCATATCCACCAGCGGGAACTTATTGACGAACATGGAGCTCTTGCTTTCCTTGCATCGATGCGCTTCTTCAGCGCTGAATCCCATGTGCATCTCGTGAGCCTTGATATCCTCCGACCGGAGCCGCTGTCCCTTCCGGTATCCCAGCAGCTCCCAGCGGACAAATTTGGAAATGCGCTCCACCTTGTAATCGATGGTGCAGTTCCGAGGCATCTTGGATTTGTGGCCATCATTCCCGAGTGTCCACCAAGGAATGCTGATGACCCGGCGCTCTCCGAAGTTCTCCGTAAAGTCCTTGTACAGCGGGGTATCCAGAACATAGAACGGGATCCCTGCGTTCTCACAGGCATTCTTGGTAAACTCCATCTGTTCTTTTACCCAGAGTGGCTCCAAACCGAGGTCACAGAAGATAACAGCGTCATAGACTGGCACCAGCGGGTACGGAGCCGGGGCTTGTACTGCGTTCTCGCAGCTCATCAACGCCAGAGCAGTGGACTGCATTCCGGCGCCAAAGGAAAGAATCTTCATATCAATCCCTCTCGGGGGCGGCCGTGATAATAGATTTCCGCCGCATAGTATGTGTGCGTGCAGCTCTTGGTCGGAATATAGAGGTCAACGACCATTTTTCTCCCGGCCCGACGGATCTTCTGAACCTTTCCAGTGAGCAACTGTCCGCATGGGCGTCCAGTACCGTCCAGGGTACAAAAACGGAAGGTCTCGCCGAGAGCAGCGGTAAAGTTGGCGCACTGGACCGACTTGATTTCACTCATCGTCCTCATCCTCGCTCTCGTGTTCATATTCCTCCGCAGTCATGAACTCCAGCTTCTCAGGCGGAACGTTAAGCATCGCTGCCATGCTTGATTTGCAGTCTATGGCCATAATGTCATTGAGGTCTTCTAACTTAGCACCCGGGATAAGCTCAAAGGACTGCTTTGCGAAGCCTACGGTCCCGGGGCCGCCGTAAAGCTCTGCATCATGAACCCGGAAATAGAGAGTTGCTTTTACTTCAAAATTTGACGAAAAACTCATAAGTGATTACCTCCTATTTCGTTCCTTTCTCGATCAGCTTCAAACTGTCGCAAAGATGCTCCGCCATCCAGACTGCAGACGCGATATCCGGTGCGGCAAGCTCGCATGCGCATCCGGCGATGGAGAGTGCCAGTTCCACTGGCCCATCCGGTTGTTTGATGCGACGCTCCTTGGTCGAAATAGGCTTCTTCTCTGCCACCGGCCGAGTTTCCTCTACCGAGATGTCTGCGGCTGGCTTAGGCTCAGGCGGGGGAACTGCGATCGGAGCCAGAGACTCTTTCACAGGTGCCGGAGTGGGCGCGTCGATGGGCGCCGGTGCGGAGGATCTGCGCCCAGGTAGGTTTTGGCTCGTCAGGCGGTTCCGGCTACGCCAAGCGGCGATTGCGCCGGCGGTAGCTCCGACCATATCGGCGATATCCACATCACTTTTGCCTTCCTCATATAGCTGTCGGGCGCGGTTTTCATCCCATGTTCTTCGTTTCATTTTTTTATTGCTTCCTCCTACAACTTTCACAGTGCAGCCTTCGCCAGGCGGGCAGGGCCGCCGGCGACGCTCTACCAAAATATACCCGCAGATGGGCTCTGCACCGGCGTAGGTACGGTATACGCAGCCTCTGCAGTAGTCCTTATTACTCATGTGTCAAACCATCCATCACATTGCACAAGCGCAGGGCGTTTTCCGCTGTCGGATCTTTCCGGCAGGCAGTCTTGGCCGCTTCTGTTTCCCGGATAACCCTTGCGTGGTGTACCGAGAGCTTTCGCTCAAATTCGGCAGCGCTGGCAGCCCTTTCCCATTGAACCCGGACACGCTGCTTTTCGGCAGCCGCCTGATCCCGCGAGATTGTCTTGTTATAATACAGAAAATAGATATTCCGCAGGCAGGTGTAGGCCATCTGATCCGGCAGGGATAAACCTTCAGGAAGCTCCTCACCGTGCATGGCAGCCTTTTCCCAGGGAAACGTAAATCCTGTGCTCATAACTGCAAATACCATTCCAGGACTGCTACCGCCGCCTGCCAGCCGTGACAGACACGCCACACATAGCCCTGTGCCTGAAGGCGTTCACCCCACCACTCCTGTTCATCGGAAGTATGTCCGCTCTCCGTTTTCATCTCGATATACAGCCCGTGATACTGTCCCCGAGGTACCGGTAGGCAGAGATCCGGCACGCCGGACTTCACGCCCTGCTGCTTCAGGTGCTTGGCCTCCACAGCATCACGGGTACCGCCATTGGGGATGTGATGGAGCAACGCCAGTTCCGGCCACTGCCGGCGGATAGAAGGCTGCTGGCTCCACTTGATGACATAAGCCTGATGCTGGGCCTCACTTGCCATTCTCTATCACCTCCACGAAGGTCACGGTCTTATTGTTCTTCGGGTCTTTCTCCTTGCTCTGGCGAACGGTGTACCCATTCCGGGCGAGGATCACAATAACCTGATCACGGTCCTCTGCTTTTGATACATACAGTTTCATGTACCCCTCCGCTTCTTCGGCGCGTTAAACAGCCTGTTCATGATCTGACTGGCCTCTCCTTTACTGAGATCAGTGACGTCAAACCCCTTACAGCGCTTTTTGATGATTTCCAGCTGCTTCGCCGTTGCGGGAGACTTCCCCCATTTCCGCACGGCCTGCAGATCCCATAGCATCCGATCATTTTGATGGTCCCGTATCAGCGTAAGGTATGCCCGGTCAAGCGCTTCCTGCATCCCGCAGCGGGAACCGTTGGGTAGATTTACCATGCCCAAAGCATCCGGGCAGGGAATTGTCATACGCTGCTTATTAGACAGTGAGCACACCAGTGAGCCGTCTGGCATCTTGAACCAGTTAACGTCATGAGTCTGATACTTCATTTCCTGTGCCCACAGATCTACCAGGTGGATGTTCTTCACCCAGCTTTCCGGAGAATCGGAGGCTACCTCAATCTTCTCCGGCAGTTCAAACAGATCTCCCTCGATATCCTTCTCTTTCCGTTTCGGCACATTATCCATGTCGATACCAAGTAAGGAGGGTGCCGTACACAGGGACGCCTTTCCGGTAATGCCCACGCAGTCGATCAGCTCCAGACGCTGCTTTCCCGGATAGAGCCGAAGGCCGCGCCCTACCATTTGAGCATATAGGCTTTCTGACTGCGTCGGCCTCGCCACGATGACCGTTTCCACCCGTGGAATATCGGTGCCCTCGGTGAATACCATGCAGTTGACGATGCAGGGGATCTCACCGGCAGTAAAAGCATCAATGATGGCGGAACGGTTCTTGGTTTCGCCGGTGACCACTACGGCCCCATTGATCCTCTTGGCAATTTCTTCAGCTTGATGTACACTGACAGCGAAGATCAGCGTGGCGCCCACAGCCATATCTCTGTAAGCCTGTGCAATGGCATCTGCGGTGCCGTCCATGGCCTGATCCAGTTCGCCGGGTGCGTAATCGCCCTGGCGGGTATGAACTGCGGTGATGTCGAACCCAATGTCTACCCGCCGGCAATGGATATCACAGAGATAGCCGTTCTTCACTCCCCAGCGCAGATCTCTCTGGAAGATGATCTTGCTGAAGACCGTATCCAGGCGAACCTTATCTCCTCTGTTTGGCGTTGCGGTGAAGCCGATCAGCTTCTCCGGGCGAAAGTAATCAAAGATTTTCCGGTATGTGCTGGCAGCTGCGTGATGGGCCTCGTCGCAGATAATGAGACGGAAGTCCTCCGGATCGAAGTCGCTCAGACGGCGCGCCAACGTCTGAATGCTGGCACTGACAACCTCCTCGCCGTGGCTGTGCTGCTGGGCACGTTCAATGCCGTAGGAGCAGTTGAAGTATTTGCGCGGCTGCTCCACCAGTTCTTCACGGTGGGACAGGATCAGCATTCTCTCCCCGTGCCGGGGGATATTCGCAAAAGTAACTGTTTTTCCGAGGCCTGTTGCCATCTGGGCGAGGAACGCACCAGGCGGCTGCGCCTCGATGGTTTCAATACATTCGGCTTGATATGGCCTTAGTTCCATAATTTTCCTCCAAAAAACGTGGAACTGTGGAACAGCGTGGAACTTGTGTTCCACACTTGAAAGCCTTGTGCCACAACGGATACAGGTCAACCGTGGAACCGTGGAACAAATTTTTCAAAAATTTCCACGTAAATGTGTGTATATAAATTACTCGAACAAACGTACACACACGCACATTCTTATATATGCTGTATTTTCTGTTCCACAGTTCCACACCCCTCTAAAAATGATGTTGTAGCCCTTGTGCCGCAACGGTTACAGCCTGTGGAACACTGGTTCCACACATGTTCCTCAAGTTCCACACTATAATGGCTGTTCATCCGGGTCAGCTTCATCATCCAGTTCAACCGAGGGCAGCCGCAGGCAGAAACACTCCGTAGGGATGCCATTGATCCGCTTTCCCTTGGTGTTGGCCCGTCCCCGGGTCTCGATCAAGTTTGACTGCTTCAGGTATGAAATCATGGCCGCAGTCGAGTATCCTGCGTCCTGCAGGATGCGTTCAAAGACAGAGCGGATGATATATGCCCGCCCATCTTCCAATGCGCCCAAGACCTCTATATTGGGGTTCTCCGAGCGGCCGCACAGTTTATTGGAATTCTGCGTGACCCAGTCGCACAGGTACTTATAACCCCTGTCACCGGCAGATACCGCCGCTTTGGATGCCAGGAACTCCGATACCTGCTCAATCGTCAACGGCTGCTGGCCGGAGAATATCCACTGACAGGCCAGCTCGTCCGCCAGGATGATTGCGGCAGCGGCCATGGCCTGTTTCTCCGTGGTGTCCCGGTCACTGAGGATCCGAAACAGTTCCCGGTACCGTTCTGATACCTGATCTATTACGCCTGGCTGATAAAGACGCTCCACAAATTTTCTTCCGGCAAAACCGTAATTTCGCTTCACTGCACCGGAAATCCGCATACCGTCCTTAATAACCGCTTGGGCAGACTTGCATTCAATATCGATAACACGGTTTACTGCGCCGGCGCCGCTGGCCGTGCCCGTCAAGGGAGATTCACCCGTAGTCAGGATGCAGTTCCTCCATGTTGGCGTCAGATCCACGCCACCGGAGCGGTTGCCACGGGTTCGGCCAACGCCCTGTGCCAGCTTATAAACATCGAATGTAGTACGGCCTTTGCTGTCCTTAGCGAGCTGAAGCTCATCCAGACAGAATGGCAGATTGTTCAGAAACGCGGCTGTCTTCTCCATGCCGACCACGGTACCGTCAAAGGTCTTGACATAAGCGCCTACAGCAGGGTCTCCCCATACGCTGGCGGCCACCATCAGAGCCACCGTCTTGCCGGTGCCTGAATCAACACCCCATAAATGGACAAAGAATGGGAGACAGTTCAGCGGCTCCAGCAGTACCGAGGCAAAGGAAGCCGCCAGGATGATCTTTGCCGTTGTGGACATCTCCCGAACATCCGCCGCCGTTTCCAGCCATTTTGTTTCAGAGCCCCGGCTCCGGACCGTCTGGAACATCGCCTTGAAATTGACGTCACCGTCAAAAATCAGGCCGTCAACAAAGGGAGAAAAGCCCTCGTCCGGTATGTAGCCGAAGCGTCCGATGCTCTTTTTCTCCGGAATCAGGTCATAGTTCAGATTTTCCATGTCGGAGATGTACTGAATGAATGCTTTGGCGTTCTGGCTGGTCACCGCAATGCCGGAGCCAGCCAGCTCCGTGACCTTGTTGGAGCTGGCCAACACCGTCTTACTGAAGATGAGCTTTCTCCAGATGGTTCCCTTCCGGAATGCCAGCTGAAGCTTTTCTTCACCCGTATCAATATTCACCAACCGTTCCACC